TTAGAACTTGTTAACGATGTGTTGGTTCGCTTGCGTGAAAGCACAGTATCTACTGTTGGCGAAACCGCTTATTCTGCTTTGATTGGCAAGTTTGTCAATGATGCAAAGCGTCAGATTGAAGATTCCTACACATGGAATGTTTTAGCACAAACAGTCACCATCACTACCGCTGCTGGCACAAGTTCTTATGCTTTGACAGGTGCAGGTCAGAAGTTTCGTGTTACTGATGCTATCAACACGACTAGCGTCATTACCCTAGATAACACCACTGTTGCGGACATGAACCGCAAGCTCAACTTTGGTACACCTTCACAGTCTATTCCTAGCGAGTTTTGCTATAACGGGGTAGATGGTAATGGCGACACAAAGATTGATTTGTTTCCTGTACCCAATGGCGTATATACATTGTTGTTCGACCTAATCATTCCACAAGCTAATCTGTCTGCTGATGGCACTTCAGTCAAGGTTTTGGACTATTTGGTTGCTCAAAGTGCCTATGCAAGAGCTTTGATTGAGCGTGGTGAAGATGGTGGAACAAACTCTAATGAGGCTTATGCTTTGTTTAGGGGAATGCTCTCTGATGCTATTGCATTGGAAAGCACTCGTTATCCTGAAGACAACTTTGTGGCGGTCTAATGGCATCAGCACTTCAAAGTTATAGTCTCTCAGCACCAGGCTTTTATGGCCTGAATACTGAAGACTCACCCCTTGATTTAGGGGCTGGCTTTGCTTTGGTTGCAACCAATTGCATCTTGGATCAGTATGGTCGTATTGGTGCTAGAAAAGGTTGGTCAAGGGTTAACTCTTCATCTGGCAATCTAGGTGCTAACGATGTTGGCGTGATCCATGAGTTAGTCCAAAACGATGGGACTTTGACAGTTCTGTTTGCTGGCAACAACAAGATATTCAAACTTGGTACTGCTAATGCGATTACTGAGTTGACCTATGGTGGTGGCGGTTCTGCTCCTACTATTACTGCATCTAACTGGCAGTGTGCATCCTTGAATGGCATTGCATACTTCTTCCAAACTGGTCACGATCCTTTGATTTATGACCCCGCAGTAAGTACAACTACTTATCGCAGAGTTTCTGAGAAGTCTGGTTATGTAGCTACAGTTCCTCAAGCCAACATTGCTATTTCAGCATTTGGTCGTTTGTGGGTAGCTAGTACGTCAACAGATAAAGTAACTGTTACCTTCTCTGATCTGATTGCAGGTCATGTATGGGGTGGTGGCACTTCAGGCTCATTGGATGTATCTCGTGTATGGCCTAATGGTGCAGATGAAGTCATGGGCTTGGCAGCTCACAATGATTTCTTGTTTATCTTTGGTAAGAAGCAGATTCTTGTTTACTCTGGTGCTTCTACCCCCGCATCTCTAGTTCTGAGCGACACAGTAGGCTCTATTGGATGTATCGCTAGAGATACCATTCAAAGTATTGGTACTGACGTTGTTTTCTTGTCAGACTCAGGTGTTCGCTCATTGATGAGAACAATTCAAGAGAAGTCTGCTCCATTGCGAGACCTTTCTAAGAATGTTCGTTTTGATTTGGAATCTTCCTTGGCGGGAGAAACACTAGCAAACGTCAAATCTGTTTACTCAGAGAAAAACGCTTTTTATCTTTTAGTTCTACCCGCTACTTTGCAAGTCTACTGTTTTGATACAAAGCAAAGTCTCCAAGATGGTGCTTCCCGTATAACCAAATGGGACAATATTTCACCAACCGCACTAAGATCATTGCGTAATGGCGACTTGTATATTGGTAAGAATGGCTACATTGGTAAGTATGGTGGTTATCTTGATGATGCTTCTACTTATCGATTCCTGTACTACACAAACAATGCTGACTTAGGTAATCCTAATCAGATTTCTATTTTGAAGTCTATTACTGCTGTCGTGATTGGTGGCTCTAATCAGTTTCTCACAATCAAGTGGGCTTTTGATTATTCAGGTGCTTATCAGTCAGAGAACGTCTTTATTCCACCTCAAGGCTATTTTGAGTATGGGGTTGGAGAATATGCAGTTGCAGACTACTCAAGTGGCATTCCAATTAAAGCATTGACAAGTAATGCGTCTAGTGCGGGTAAAATCGTACAAACTGGTTACGAAGCCACTATCAATGGCACTCAGTTGTCAATTCAGAAAATTGAACTTCAAGCCAAAGAAGGCAAAATAGGATAAACCATGTCTAATTATTCAAAATCCACTAACTTTGCAACCAAAGATAATCTTTCACCTGGCAATCCTTTAAAGATTGTTAAAGGTACTGAGATTGATACAGAGTTCAATAACATTGCTACTGCCATAGCAACAAAGACAGACAACTCATCTGCCACAATTACTGGTGGAACAATAAATGGTGCGGTTATCGGTGGAACTACTGCCGCAGCAGGAACATTTACTAACCTTACTGTTAGCACAGCAGCAACGATTGCTTCTGCCGCCATTAGTGCTGGAACAATCAATGGCGTGGTGATTGGCGGCTCTTCTGCCCTTGCTATTACTGGTACGAACATCACTGCAAATACTGGCTTTAGTGGCCCATTGACAGGTGCAGTCACAGGTAACGTAACAGGTAATGTAACGGGTGCTGTTACAGGAAATGTCACAGGTAACGTAACTGGCAACCTGACAGGCAATGTTACTGCGGCTACTGGTACTTCTACATTCAACAATGTGACCATCTCTGGCGCATTGGATATGGATAGCAGTACATCAGCAACCATTACTGGTTTGGCAAGCCCCACAAACGATTCTGATGCGGCTACCAAGGGTTATGTGGATGCACTGGCTCAAGGTATTGATGCCAAAGCCTCTGTTGTTGCGGCTACTACTGCAAATATCACTTTATCTGGCGCACAAACCATTGATGGCATTTCGATTGTTGCGGGTGATCGGGTCTTGGTTAAAGACCAATCTACTGCTTCTGCAAATGGTATTTACTTGTGTGCAACAGGTTCATGGACTCGCACAACCGATGCTGACACTTATGCTGAGTTGGTGGCGGCTTTTACCTTTGTTGAAAAAGGCACAACTAACGCTGACTCTGGCTATATCTGCACAATAGATGCAGGTGGAACATTGGGTAGCACATCAATTACTTGGGCGCAGTTCTCAGGTGCGGGTCAGATTACTGCGGGTGATGGTCTTACAAAGACAGGTAATACTCTTAATGTAGGAACTGCATCATCTAGCCGTATTGTTGTCAATTCGGACAACATTGATTTAGCCTCTTCTGGTGTAACGCCAGGCACTTACCAATCTGTGACTTTCGATACTTATGGTCGTGCTACGGCAGGAACAAATCCTACTACGATTGCTGGCTATAACATAACAAATGCTTATACCAAAACTGAAATAGATTCGATTTTTGGTTCGACTACTGCTGCGGCTACTTCTGCTTCTAATGCGGCTACAAGTGCCTCAAATGCGGCAACAAGTGCCTCTAACGCTTCTACAAGTGCAAGCAATGCGGCAACAAGTGAGACCAATGCGGCAGCCTCATACGATGCTTTTGATGACCGATATTTAGGCTCTAAGTCTTCTGCCCCTACTGTTGACAACGATGGAAATGCCCTGTTGACAGGTGCTTTGTACTGGAACAACTCAGTAAACACTCTATACGTGTGGACAGGATCGGCTTGGAGTCAGGCGGCTTTTACCGCAGGTGGTTTTTTAGTAAACACCAACAACCTATCTGACGTATCCAATACTGCTACTGCCCGTACTAACTTAGGTTTGGCAATCGGTACTAACGTACAAGCCTACAACGCTAACACAGCAGTTACCAACTCTGCACAGACCTTTACTGCCACACAGACATTCTCAGGTTCATCATCTGCTACCGCCATTGTTTTAAACGATGCAGCAGAGGTAGCTACAGTATCAGCTACAGCAGCTACTGGAACTATTGCTTACGACATTACAACTCAGTCTGTTCTGTACTACACAAGTAACGCAAGTGCTAACTGGACAGTTAACTTCCGTGGCTCTAGCGGTACTTCACTAGATACTTTAATGAGTACAGGTCAATCAATGACTGTGGCTTTCTTGGTTACTCAAGGTGCTACTGCTTACTACAACTCTGCTGTGCAAGTTGATGGCACTACATCAGGTGTTACGACAAGGTGGTTAGGTGGTGCGCCTACTGCGGGTAATGCAAGTGGCATTGATAGCTATCGTTATTTGATTATCAAGACAGGTAGTGCGACTTTTACAGTCTTGGCAAGCAACACACAATTTAAGGCTTAAACCATGCCATTACAAGCAACTTCTGGTGCAGCTAGTTACGATGCCTTTGGTGGTGGTGCGCCTGCTGTTGCGCCTAGCTACATTGAGGATGTGTTTAGCACATACCTTTATACAGGCACAGGTTCATCACAAACCATCACAAATGGTCTTGACTTGTCTACCAATGGTGGTTTGGTTTGGATTAAAAGTCGCTCTGCGGCAACTGATCATCGTTGGACTGATACAGTAAGGGGTGCAACAAAATCTCTTGCATCAAACTTAACTGATGCTGAAATAACAGAAAGCACAGGATTAACGGCATTTGGCACAACTGGGTTTACGATTGGTGCTGACGCTGACTACAACACTAATGCTGCAACCTACGCCTCATGGTCATTTGAACAGCAAGATAAGTTTTTTAAAGTCATAACTTGGACGGGCGATGGAACAGGCACAAGAACAATTACACATAATTTGCAAGGAACTGTCGGTTGCGTAATAGCTAAACAAATAAATGGAACTGGCGTTTGGATTGTTCAACATCGTGCGTTAACAAACGCATGGACAGCCGCTAGGTTGTTTTTGAACACAACTGGTACTGTTAGTGCTTTTTCAAACTTTACAAATCCAACTAATACAACCATTGATATTGATTCAAATTTAAATGGTAGTGGTGCACAATGGGTTGCGTATTTCTTCGCCCATGACGCAGGAGGCTTTGGCGATTTAGGTACAGACAATGTAATTTCGTGTGGGTCTTATACGGGTAATGGAAGTGCAACTGGCCCAACTGTAAGTCTTGGTTATGAGCCTCAGTGGTTGCTAATAAAACAGTCATCTACATCAGGAAATGATTGGAATTTAATTGACAACATGAGGGGGTTTACTGTTGGCGGTACGGATGCAGAATTAAATCCAAATTTAAGTGACGCAGAATCTACAGGAACTTTTGTTACACCAAACGCAACAGGGTTTCAATTAAACACTACCAACGCTGGTTACAACGCGTCTTCTGCAACCTACATCTACATAGCCATTCGCAGAGGCCCAATGAAAGTGCCTACGAGTGGGACTAGCGTTTATCAAGCGGTAACTAGAACTGGAAACAGCCCTACAGTCACTTCAATTACAAGTGTTGGTTTTCCACCAGACGCTGTTTGGCAAAAACGTAGAAGCCCAGATGGGGCTGGTTCAAACTTTTTTGATAGGTTGCGTGGGAGGAACTTTCTTTCGTCAGCAACCACAAGTGTAGAAACTGCCGCAAACACTTCATCAACTAGAGACTTGGTGTCTTTTGACATGACTGGGTTTACTGTTGGTGAACAATGGTCTAGTGAATTAAATGCAAACACAAAACCTGAAGTTTATTGGGCAATTAAACGTGCCCCTAGCTTCTTTGATGAGGTTTGCTATACAGGAACTGGAAGCGTTTTATCTTTGACACATAACTTAACAGTAGCTCCAGAGTTTATTCTTATAAAATCTAGGTCTGACAGTAGCTATTGGATAATTGGTGCTAACTTTGGTGCGTCAACATACGCTTACAAAAACGATTGGGGATATAACAATTCTTCTAATACTCAATCGTACTCTAGTACTGTTGGCTTTAATGCTCAACCAACTTCAACAACGATTTCGTTAAGTAACAATTCTGCGCTCAATGTTTCTGCAAGTACCTATGTAATGTATATGTGGGCTACCTGCGCTGGTGTTTCTAAAGTTGGTACATATACAGGTACAGGCGCATTACAAACCATCAACTGTGGTTTTACGTCTGGCGCAAGGTTTGTTTTGATTACACGTATTGGAGTTGTTGGTGATGTAAACACCTATATTTATGACTCAGCCCGTGGTATTTCATCAGGTAATGACCCCTATCTTTTGCTTGAAGCTACATCCGTTGAAGTAACAGGTACTAATTATGTAGACACAACGAGCACGGGCTTCCAAGTAACAGCCGCAGCACCAGCAGGTTTAAATGCTTCTGGCGGTACATATATCTTCTTGGCTATCGCATAAGGAATCAAAATGCAAGTACGAATCAAAGAAACAGGCGCAGTCATGTACGAAAGTGAATTTCGTGCATACACAAAAGCCAATGGTGGCCCATCATGGGAAACAACAACAACTGAAGTCTTAGAGGCTTTGGGTGCTGATGTAGTCTTTGAAGGCGCACAAGCTACTGGTGGTACTGCTTACCAATACTCTCAAGCTGATGGTGTCGAGCAGATTGATGGCAAGTGGTACACAAAGTATGTGTTAGGCCCTGTCTTTGTAGATACTACTGTTGAGGGTGTAACAACCACAGCCATTGAGCATGAGACTGCTTACAAGGCTCAGAAAGATGCAGATCAGGCCAAGTCTGTGCGTCAAAGCCGTGATGATAAACTCAAAGAAACAGATTGGGTTGTCATTAAGAACTTAGAATTAAATGCCAACATACCTGGTGCATGGGAAGTTTACCGCCAAGCCTTGCGTGATATCCCGAATCAATCAGGTTTCCCTTGGACAATTACTTGGCCTGTTGAGCCACAATAAGGAGCAATCATGGCTTTAAGCAATCAACAAGTATTTGATTATTTTCTGAATACACCCAACATGAGTGACGCTCAAATTCTTGCTTTTATGAGGCAGAACGCTGTTAGCCCGACTCAGATTGCAAGCACTTTTAATATGCCTATTGGGGACATTATTTCCCGTCTAGGTGCTGTTATTCCTCCTAATGAAGCAGTATTACTTGGTGATACTTATCTTCAATCAATATACGATGTAACAGGTTCTGGTGAAAACCAACAAATTGGTGCTTTAAAAAACATTCTGACCTATAAAGAAGGTGAGAACAAAACTGGTGGGGCTTACAACCAATATCTTCCATCTGGTGCTTTAGAGCGTACTGGTACACAACAGAATGTTGATAGTGGTGTTAAAGAGTTTTTATTAGGTTCAGCCGCTTTATTTGGTGGTGCTGCTCTTGCAGGTCTTGGTGGTACAGGTGCGGCAGCAGGTACGGCAGCAGGTACGGCAGCAGGCACAGCAGGAACAGTAGGAACAGCAGCAGGAACAGCGGCAGGAACTGGCTTAGGTTCATCAGCATTAGGTACAGGTTTAGGTGCTTCTACATCACTCGGTACTGGTTTAACAGCGGGTGCTAGTGGTCTTGGTTTAAGTACTACAGGTGCAGGTCTAGGCACTTTAGGAACAGGTGCTGGTATTACTGCGGGTGCAGGATTAACTGGTACTGGTGTTTTGACAGGATCAACTCTTGGAACGGGATTGCTTGGTACAGGAGCGGGTTTAGCAGGTTTGACAGGAACGGGCGTATTGTCTGGTTCTACTCTTGGCACAAATCTTTTAGGCACTACAGGAACAGGCGCTTTAACAGGCACTGGAGTTCTTACTGGTTCGGAGTTAGGCACTTCATTACTAGGAACTGGAACAAATACAGCGGCAACAGTTGGTGG